CTAGCTGAGTGGTAGCACCCGAGAAAGTCTTTATCTTCGAGTTAGCAGCGCCACCGAATCTATTTAAAATCAGATCAATTGCTTCACCTGACTTTAGCTGTTCTGCAGTAAGAGAACGCAGAGCCGGAACCGTTTCACCTAGCTCGCCAGTCAGACCACTGAGAGTCTTACCTAGATTCTTTACAGCACCTTCTAACTCGATACCTGTAGCTGCTGACAATTCAACTGCAGCCTCTACAAGCTTTTTAGCCTCGTCATTATTTACACCGAAAGCCTTGGCAAGGGAAAGCATCTCTAAGGTGGTTTCATCACCTACCGTAGTTACACCTTGCAGGTCAGATGCAAATTTCTGCAAGTCTCTCGATGCTGCCTCACTAAAGTCACCGCTCAATTTCAGTGCGGTGTTTAGGGAGTTGATCGCATCTTCCTGAATAGACGCAGCCTCGGTGACATCGCCTATAGCGTCAATGATCGCACGGCCAGCGACAAAAGCCACCGCACCAGCTGCAGCCACCTTAAGAAGGTCGAACCCCTTGCTAACATTTTCAAGAGATCCCTTAGCACCTACTGCGAATTTGTCGAACGCTCGACCTATCTTATTTGTTTCTTTTTGGACACCGTCTAGAGATTTCTCGGTGGTCTTACCAAACTTGTTGACCGCTTTGACAGCCTTGTCAACATTAGCTAAGATTTCTAATTCTGCTTTAGCCATTATCTAGCGCCTCGTTTTTTGCTGGCACGTTTAGCAGCCTCACCTTTCAGCTTAGCTATTTCTAAGTCAATCATTCCGAATGACTCCGCTTTCCACGCACTAAGGGTATTTATATCGCTATTATAACCTAGCTTAGCCATCCGTTGCCTAAGAAAGTATTCAACGAATAAAGGCATTGAACCATTTTGATACTTCACACCTCGAAATATACTGCCAGCCTGCTTTTTAATATCCGAGGCTAGATCTTTCCCGCGCCTAATCCACCGATGATCTGGGCGGCTACTTCGATAAGAATCGGATCGCATCTACTATCGAACTGCATCTCTTCAAACGAACTAAACTTAGTGCCATCCTTAGCAGCTAAAGCCACAGTCTCGTAATGATCTTTAGTGAGGCTTACCATCTTTCTGATAGCGCCTATCTGCTTCATGCCAGCCTCAACACTGCCAGTAGCGTTTAGATCAAAGCCACAGTTCTCAATGTAACTGTACTTCTCATCAAAGCTAGGCATACGTAGGGTGACTGACCCTGTTAATTCTGAATCTTTCTCTCTGCATACTGTAGGGATGTACTGCCTGTTCATAATGTATCCTTAATGAATAAGTGTTTAGACGAAACCTAAGTAGATTTCACCGTTTCCTGAAGCATCAACAAAGCCTGTCAATTCCATTTCGAGACTTACTAGACCATCGTCATCTGTGATTGTAAAGCTAGTCACTGTCATTGAAGGACAGTAAACTGTGCCAGACTTACCAGCAACCCAGTTACCACCTGACTTAGTGCCAAAGTTATACTGCATTCGTGTTTCAGAACCTTCACGGAACCGACGATACTTATCAGCATCATACTGATCTAGTAGTGCGGTGATAGATACTGATACGGCTCTACTGTTCACAATAGATCCGGACTTTCCAGAAGTAGCGCAAATAGACTCGATAGCTCTTAGCGGTGTGCCTAGAGTGACCGAAACACTTGAGGCATTGATACATACGTTATCAACCTGATCACCGATAAACAATTCGTTAGCTTTAGCGGCTAGCGGATCTGAATCGTCAAAGCTGGCAACCTGTGGAGCGGATAGAACGATAGAGCTATCACCCTCATAAGTTGTAGCGCCAGTATCATCAGCAGCTACAGAAAAGCCAATCTTGTCACCGACTGTATTGGCTGCGTTAGTTCCGGTGTTCCAAAGAACAGATAAAACTGTAGAGGTGCTTGTAGCTACTGTGAATTTTCCGCTTGTATCACTATAATTAACCGAGTGTGTTTCGGTAGTACCTGAAGCGTTCATAGCAACCTGCAAAGCTGCTGCTAGCTCGTGTGGATCCTTGTTCATCTTGGCAGTGACTTGAACAGCAAATGTACCATCGTCATCTGTGAAATCTACATAGGTATCAGCTGCTAGAATCTCGATTGGATCAAAGAAGTACTCTAGTCCCTCTAGAGAATAGTTAGCATTGATTAAGTCACCAGCTGGGAAATCGATAGAGATGTCAGACACCCGAGCGCCAGCCATCATTTGCACCGCACCACCATTGCCAGCATATTGCCAAACACTTAAAGACTGATGCCCTGAGTTAGCAGGTGAGTAGTAGGCTGGTAAGCCTGTATTCACGCCAGTACCCGGTGCATTGTCGAAAGCAAAAGAAGGGCTAACAACATCGCCAGCAGTTGAATGAACCGCTCGGATCTCGTAACCACCCGATGCGTTCTTTACTAGCATGGGTCTGCCGCGTGGAAATTCTACGCCTTCACCCGTGTCTACGTTTAGTGCGGTGACTGTAGATGCTGCTACGGTATCGCGCTCTATAGCTACTACCGTTTCAGTGCCGAAACTAGCCTGAAGTAATTCTTTATAGTTTGGTGCTTGTCCCTCAACTCCACTATGCCGCAAATAGTGACTGAATGAAGTGGTAGGGTTTTCAGCGCCCAATATAGGTTTCGACACTCCCAAAGATGATTTAAGTTCAGCATTTTCTAATACATCCACAGCTGCGTCCATAGAAAAGTCATCCTGCAAAGCAAGATACTCAGTAGATGCCGATGGTGATACGGGCGTGCCTTCTACAGATTCGACAGTCACCGCGATCACAGAAGATCGTGATTGAATAGCCATTCGTTTACTCCCTTAGGTCAATGTTTCAATATATTCTACCGTTATGGTAGTAGCTAAGGCGTAATACATACCCGTATCGGCCTGGATAAATGTTGTGCCTGCATCATTAGAATATAGTGATTTAATCGCGCTTTCTTGTAAACTGGTATCTTTCTCAACACCGTTTATCAAAGTAAGCTGATCTTCATACATAGCTATTTCAATAGCCCTGAGTGAATCGATATTATTCTCTGTGGTAGTGATCTGCCGAGTTAGAAATACGGTGTAGTCACGCTCTATACTTTTCTTTGTACATGTAGAGAATCGCTCGGTAGATAGCCCGCCTGATATCGCTATGCCGTAGCCGTTCGTTAGAAATCGGCTAACATTATCTTCGATATCGTAGGGATTTGGTAGCTGCGTCTTAGTCGGGAAAGCAGTAGCTAGCACAGAGAGTAGGTTGTTATATACTTCAGTTACTTTCATCTACGTAGACTCGTCTGTGATTTTCTTTCAGAACTAGACAATCTAGCATCTGCATTGCGATCAACTTGAAAGTATTTGATGTTGAGTGTTTCTTTGTACCTATCCCTAGCGCGTGCGGTGTTATCTTTGTAGGGATCACCGAAAGCACTATAGACTATCTCGGCACACTTATGAATTGCTGCCTCTTGAAATAGATCTGGCTCTAGCACCTGATCACTAGTGACAATCACATTAGACCTTTTCAGATCTTGAATGATTATCCTAGCCGCTGCAAAGTGTTGCTCGCCCCAACTCACCTTGCCCGCCTCAAAAGCCAGCCTCATGTTCGATTGATTTAAATCAGGATACCAAGTGTATAGCTCTGCGTCACTAGCGAATTTCTGCCCTACAAAGTCTAGAGATGTAGCTACATTTAAATCAGCAGTGTAGGCAATTCGTACCCAGTACATGTTGTAGATCTTAGTCGTTTCTAATCCAATCACATCGAATGAATCAGTCTCCTTTTCCCAGCCATCATCACGGTCTGTAGTCCACCGCACTAAGCCAGATTGAGCCAGGGCTACACCTCCCACTGATGTACCGTCAATCACATCTACCGCCTGGGTCCACTCATCACTGAACCAGATATCTACATCTATCACCGATGACTGATCATTGACGGTGTTCACCTCTACCCACTTATGATTGAAGGGCAGAAAAGATCCGATATAGATATAGTCTTGACTAGCTATGAATGGAATAGCTGCAGCTGATGCCCGAAAGTCATCTAGTGCGGTGCTGTAGTCAGTAAGTACACCGTTATCTGAAAAGAATATTCTTTGATCTGATATCACTGTTAACTCCTTGCCGCTATTGCTGCTGTTTCAATTTCGTCTAATTTGGTCTCGGTAGATCCGTAATCAGTCGCTACGTCTCTAATCATAGACTTAAAACCAGCAAGAATCTCAGTCGGCAAAAACGCTGCAGGCTCAAGATCCCTAACCACGTGAGCTAGCGCTGTCTCAAAAAAACCATCCTTTAAAAGCATACGTACAGGCTGTAGTCCAATAATCAAATTGATAAATGATACATCGGGAACATCTGTTAATGCACCCGAAGCTGTCATTGAAGCTACCATCATTTTGTATAGTGAAAAGCCATTGTCTGACCTTTGAGATTGAATCTTAAATGTCTCGTCTAGCACTGAGACTTCTACAAAGTTGGTGATCAGATCAGTGACCGTGTTTATCTCACCTTGGGTCAGATCCCTGGAGTACTTCAAACAAAGGCGAGGTTCATCATACACGTATTCTACAAAGATACTGCCGGTGGTTATTTCAGCCTTTAAATCAGCAGTTAGCTTAGAAAAATTAGAAATAGTTTTGTCAAACTCCAACATAGCTGTCATGTCACTCTCCAAAACTCTAGCCGAGCCCTTTGAATATAGGCGGTATCGTCGCCATCGTCTGTTCTATAATCAAGATCAAATGTATTAACACCTGAAACTGTCACATACTCAAACCCTGAATGGCGGTGCAATTGATCAGTACCAGAATCCTGAGGCTCTTGCGCATGATTCATTATGGTAGATGAATTGTTTAATTGAATCCTAGCCTGAAAATCGCTATTGGTTTGACTATGTGACCACGAGTAAGTCCACCCTACTCTATAGGTCCCGCTTGAAAGGCTAGGCGTAGTCATCGATATCTTCTGTTGGTATGTTACAGAGCTAGTAGACGATAGCCCTAATGAAGATGACTCCTGAAAATCAGAGCCGAATATATTAGATGACACCGTGTCAATATCGATCGATGTCACTCGACCCTGTGCGTCTATTACTATGTCCTTAGGCTTGTTGTAGCTCCCAGCTATCACACCCGTATTGGTCAGTGATAGAGTCCTATCCGCACTAAGATCGCCACCACCCTGAAGTCCAGTCCCAGTAGAAACTTGTCTGCCATTAGGCACCGCACCTGCTTGGGCAGCTGTGACCGAGTGTGGATTCGATGTAGCTGATATATGCGAATCAATCTGACCGTGTGTATTAGTGCCTATGTTAGACAAGTCTACATGATCACCTGAAGTAGCTACTGTAGATATGCCGCCTGAAGTTATATAGCCAGCGTCATTTGTTAGCGCACTGACATTATCACTTGGCTGTAGCGCTCCGTTGATTAATGCTAGGTGTGCGGTGGATATATCTATCGTTAGCGTATTGCCGGAATCGTCGTATGTTGCATCTATACCATTGCCACCGACTATAAAGGCACCAACAATATCTTGTACCTCTTCTGCAGTTACACCTGTAGAAAATGTGAAGGTATCACCCGCTGGCGTTCTGTATTTCCAAGATGTACCTTGATTGAATATCCTCAAGTATCCTGCCGGTGGAGCATCAGGTACAGAGCCGTTATCTTTTACTGTAATTGTAGATGACATCTACTAACTCCAAATAACTAATTCACCATCGACTGTAATTTGACCATCTACACAAAGATCATCAAAAGTAGCCATCTGCTTACTTTCTGTAATGATTATATTAAGTGATGATCCTACTTTATGATAGGCATTATGAAAATCATCCGTTGACATCACTGAGGGATTGTTAAAAGCCTCAACTATAGCCGTTTGAAGATTACTAGCCGCCATTGTCACATCAGAGAAGGGTATGTTCTGTGGTATTAAAGCTAACTCTTCACGGTATTCCAATTCGGTACCGTTGCGCTCTGCTATTAATACTTTTACTTGATCAGCCATATTAAAACCAAAAAAGGAGGCCCAAAGGCCCCCAAGTTAAAACCTAAGCGTTTTTCTTGATAAATTCTACGTGTACCGATAAGTCTGTGGCGTTTCGAGCTACCCCAACAGTCCAAACATACGAACCGCCTCCACTCGGTATGCTCGACACGAGCGCTGTACCGTTCCAATAATATCGATCGCCAGCGGTAGCGCCAGTAAGTACACCATCTATTCTAGCGTTCTCTGCGGTTACTTTAACTGAAGATGCAGCGGCTTCGGTAGTGACAGCAAGTCCTACACCGTAATCACCAGTGGATATTGACATCGGTAGTACCGTGTCTGCAGCGGAGACAAAAACCAAGTCTCCAGCGCTCACGCCACCCGCGCCAGCAGTAAAACTCTCACCCGGTGTGGATGCGGTAGCTATCGCATTGTCAAGATCTTCTAAGATACCTTGAATGGTAGTAGCTGAAGATACTGCAATAGTAGTAGGGTCAGCACCTAAGATATTCGCGCCTTGATTGGCACCGTTACCAGAAAGATCACTAGCAGCTACAGCCCTAGACGTACCCATTTCAGTGGAGGTATCGGCAAAATCGATCTCCATGTTGTCAGCGCCATCGTCCTGTAAACCAGTTCCAGCAAAGTCAGCTGGCTCTACTGCGATCTCTGCAGTGTCGAATTTAAGGCCGCCTGCTGTTTTTAAGTCAGCTGATACTACGTTGCCAGCAATATCAATACCGTCACCGGCAGATAGAACGCCTGAGGAAAAGATAACCCACATGCCAGTAGCGAAAGTATCGCTATTGAAAACATATGCAGCGTTCTCATCTTCTACGTAAACAAACGTACCTTCATCAGGTGAGCCGTCACCATCTTCAGCCCAAGCAGAGCCACTCCACTCTACAATCTTACCTTCAAAGCCTACCCAAGCGCCTGTAGCCGTGTCAGTAGGCTGACCGACAACGTATCGATCCCCTGCAGTAGGTGAGCCGGGTGGTGTAAGTAAGTCTTTATCAATTACTGATTCTCTGAAATCCTGAAGTCCTGAGACTGCAGAATCTAACTGGCCTTTATTAATGCCATCTGTAGGGCTAGTGCCTGCAGCTACGTTAGTAAGTTTGTTTGAACCAAATGACTGATCGCCTGTAAAGGCGCGGGTACCATCGGCTAGTGTATATTGAGTGTGATCATCGTCGCCCAGCCCGGAAATTGAGCCATGATCTACATCAGATAGGTCAATCATCGATGCGTCTATCTTACCAGTACCATCTAGAACTACCGGCTTGCCAGCATCGGCACCGCCTGCAGATGTACCGATAAAATCAGCTGTCTCATACGCTCCAGCGCTCTCTTCATAATCACCATTCGCATCTACGAATATAAATTTCTTAGACATTATTATCCCCTTGTTTTATCTCGCCTGTTTCAGGGCAGTAACCCCACCCCTTTTGTAGTTGATATTTCTTCTCCATTGTATCAATAAAACCGACTCGAAGCTCCTTTTTACCGATTATTTTTCCAGCATGTATGGTGCAAGCGGTGCGGTGTTTCTCTATTTCATTGTTGTAGTTCTTAGCCTTCTCTAGCATTAGAGATAATACCAAGTCATTTCTAAGCTTCTCACTTTGAGCTAGCCTCAACTCGTACTCGTACTTCTCTAGCAGACGCATCTGTAGCTCGGTGAACTTCGCATCCCTAGGCTTTCTTTTCCGCTCAACTGTCATACTAGTTTCGTCCTTATGTTATTCGGGATTAGTAATATCTTCGTTGCTGACACCGCTACACCTAAGCGATGCAAATATCCAGTTATTGGCCTGGTAGTCGACACCGTCCCGCTCGTATTCAAGAATACCGGACTTCCACGCGACAATCCTGCATATCCGTCGAAAGGACCTATCACCAGAACCTTTGCTGTAGTAGCACCCGGTTTTGTGTCTATTAATCCTATGCACTGGCCTACCTCAGTATTGTTGGTAAGTACTAATACCTTTTCATCATTCGCAGTATCTTGATAAACAAAGTCACCGGGGTTAGCGCCTGCTTCACAGTCAAACGTGATAGTGACCTTACCCGATTCGGTTGCTGTAGTAGCTAACGCTGCACTAATCGCACCCATACTAGGCTATTTCCTCAACATTGATCACTACCGTTCCACTCGCACTGCGTCCGTATACTATGATGGTATCGGTTATGTCATATTGCCGTTCGTTCTGATCTTTTATAGTCATACCTTTATAGGTAGCCAACCCGCTATCGAATTGGACTTTCATATCTACACCGCTCAAGTTTTGTATAGCGATTGCGTTTCTATCTGCTAAGGGACCACCTACTGCTTGCAGTGCTGTCCATGTGGTGTCATTGATTGTAACTTCAGTCAATAAGCCGCCTATAGTAAGGCCCGATGTAGTAAATTCACCCGTCAAAGAGCCGGTGGTCTTAGTTCTAATCGCTACTTTACTGTCACCGTCTAGAGTGAATTTCTCATGTTCTAGCTGCAGCTTCGATGCTGGCAGTGCGGTGAATATGTTCTCAGTCATTAGTCACACCATTCAGTTTGTTTTCAAGGTCAGTCTTTACCAGTTTGTTAGCATCACCTAGATACCAAGCGAACCAGTCTTTGCCCTGCTTTTGAATGTCAAAGTATTTGTATGTAATAGAATCGCGTATGTTCCTGCTGATCATCGCACGTATCAACTTGTCTGGGTTGACCGCTTTGACGTACATAGGAACATGTAGCAATGTAGAATCCATTCTTGACATAACGCACCTAAGGAAAAGGAGGGACCTAAGTCCCCCCAGTATTGTTATGCTGCAGTTCCTAGCATTACGCCACGAACACCAGAATCAAGAACTTTCATTCCGTACAACTGGCTTATTGAATAGAGATCTGCAAGCTTATCAAGCTGTCGATCACTTTCAAACTTAGGATTCATCTGACGTGCAAAGGCACAGTGAGAAGGATGATAAACAAGTGTTTTAAGATCATCGGCAACATTAGTCATAATGACTGAAGCACCGTACAACTTACCTAGTTCACCGTTTTGTAATCCGTTGGCATTGCCATACTTATCAGCTTCAACAAAAGAGGCGATTGCAAGCAATGCCTTCTCTGAACGTGGGCTGATGATAATCTTACACTCACTGAAAGGTACGTTTTGCTCATGTAGCAAAGCGCGTGCTTCGAGAATGTCAGCTTGGCCAAGATCAGTAGCGTTAGCATAAGCTATTCTGTGATCAGGTGCGGATGCTGAAGCAAGCTGGAGTTGAGTATAAAGATCAGTATCGATCTGCAATGCCAATTGGCGACCCATACGAGCTAGAACGTCACGCACAACATCAGGCTTAGCTTGAAGTGTAGCGTTATCTTCTAGAAGGACCTGGATGACCTTATACTTATCGAGGTCCATGTCGTCAGTCGCATAAGTTTGAACCTGTGGAGTGACTGCAGTATTCTCTACCTTGTCATCTACAGTGAAATCACCGGCACGTGGAATCTTGATCTTATCAATTCCTGCTGGTGCTGCGAACACCTGAACAGTTGGGATAAGCTTAGATTGCTCAATCAACTGCTGTTGAATGACTGCTGATACCATTTCCTCGACTGCTGCCGCTACTTCTGTTTTACCCATATCTGCCATGATATATATTCCTTTATTTATTGGTTACTGACGATTAACTCCGCTAATTTCTGCTGTTTTTCCTGTAGAGACATGTCCTTAAAGCCACTGGCCTTGCTGTCAAACTCCTTAGGAAACTTATTAGGTAGAGGCGTTTTATCATTGGCAACATCTATCAATCTACCGTGTTCTTTCCGAAAGTCCTCAACTAACTTAGTCACTGACATCTCGTCTACTTCACCGGTCGATGGATCTACTATGATCTCCTCAAGATTGACCAATCCCCAATACTTGCGCTCTACTTTACCACCTAAAGCACCTAAGAAAGCATCGAGTTTTTGAGCGTTCGCCTGGGCAGATCTCATCGTAGTTAACTCGGCAATAGTCTTATTCAGTTCATCGCCTTTGAGATCCAAAAGCTTCTTATACTCTTCATTCTCAGATAACTTGTTTTCGTCTGCTGCCTTCTTTTCCGATAACAACTGATCTAGTTGTAGTTGGATGGCTGCGTTATGCTCAGCTGCTCTTTTCTTTTCAGACAACACCTTTTGATAGGTACTATATTGCACCGTATCTTTAGACGTTGGCTCAGGCTCTTTGCCATTCAAATCAATGCCACTGGCATCGGCTTGGGTGGTTCCACTGGATCCGTTTGGCTCAGTACTCATGTTGGTGACTCCTAAACTAGATTATATATTAATAGAGTGTGATTATAACACCCTAACGAATACTAAAACTTCAATCTAGCTGTTTTATACCCCGCACTAGTACCTTTTCTAATTGACCGATCACCTTGGCCGCCTCTTTATCGCTTAGATTAAAGAATGGTCTGCCTTGATCAGTCACATACTCTGCAATCTTAGAGTTTAATTTACCCTCTCTACTACGGCCGGTGAATCGGACAATCACCTTGTCATCTACTACCGTTGACCGCATTGAAGCTAACATCCTGCCCGAGCGAGTTAGATTCGATTTTCTCGCATTGGTGAATGGTGATAGCTTCATTCTTTTCCGCTGTTCTATGTACTCTGGTGATAGTCTGTCTAATCTTTCCTTATTCGCACCGGGCCTATCTACTCCGAAGCCCTTGCGCGTTCTCTCTTTGATCAATTCAATTGATAGATTGCCAGCCCTAAGCAGTTCTTTCCTAGATGTGACATTTTTAATCACACCCCTCAGGTCCCTAGCAAAACGTCTTATGTCATTCTTTACTGCCATATTTCTCAAGTATCCTATTCAAGTCTGTTTGTGTCAGCCCTAGGAAAGGCCTAGCTTTTGATGAATCAGGTGAGCCGCCATAACTCCCCTTCTGATTTCCCTCAGCCTTGTCATTCTCTTTCGATCCGCTATCAAAGCCTACCGTGACTGAGGTGGGTGATTCTTTCAGCATCTTCATTGCCGTAAACATATCACCCGATAAGATAAGATCAACATCGCCTCTGCTAGTGCGCTTGATCTTTGCATACTCTTTCGAGTACTTAGGGAATTTCTTATTCCTGCCCGTATCAGGATTAAAACCAGTGTTAGAACCTATAGCCCTATCCTGAATAAACTCCAGAATGTCCTGAGCTATGTCCCGCCTCTCAGACGGGGTGAATCCCTTAGGTAGATTTATCTTCGTTTTCTGCTGAGCCATCGAATTCCTCAGGTGCGGTGAATGATATGGCTTTCTCGTCGTCTATCTCTACAATCAACTCATCAATATCTTCGTCGGTCATCTCAGGATTCAGCTTTTTAATAGCCCTTTGCACCGATGTAAAACCAGCCTCTACCTCAGCCTCTAGATCCTTTACAACATCACCACGCCTAGTGAGCGGGAGTTGATCATGGAAGTCAGTCACTACGTGTGCGGTGGGTGAGAATATAGCCCTGTTCTCTATCTGCCCACTAGATACCCAGTAAGGGTGTAGGTGATTAAACACCTTATCCCATAGTACGTTCTCAGCATCTTGATAGAATTTGACTTGCTTCTGTCGTTCCTCTGCCGTGTCCATTTCATCGATCATTTTCGACACACCACTACTGAAGTTTTCAGATGTGAGTGAGCCTACCGAACCTGGACGAATACCACGTGACTGAAGCCAGAAAGCTAACTGTGCTTGTATGAGTGAAAGCGTCTGCTGAATGTCTACTTGTGGCTTGATCTGACCTAGTTCAGGCTTTGCCTCGGTAGTTGGATCTGACTTGAACCTCCAGAAAGCATTGGGTGCCATCTCTAGATTCTCATCGTCAATGTCAATGCCGTACAAGATAGAGAATGATTGAAACATCACAGCAAAGTTAAGATCTGCAAGTAGCACTGGGAACAGCTTAGTCATTCGCAATGTATCGGTATCTTCTTTAGGTATGAGTAGGTTTTGCGAGCGATTCACATACACAAACGGTGCCACACCGAAAGGATTGACACCATCGGGGTTGCCGACCGCCTCCATCCTATCGTGCTGAATTATGCCTCGGTCATTGACGATAACAAACTCTTCATCATTATAGACGCGGAGTATCATTGATGTAGTGCCATCTTCTAGCTTTTGGGTGTGCTCAACAATGATGTAATGAGTAGGATTGGTAGGATCCACACCATCGTCAGACCATACCGTGAATCTATCATTCGGAATTGATCTCATTGACGGCGTACCGTTATGCAAGAACACCTCTACCAAAGATGACTTGAACAGATTAAAAAACTCATTAGAGATATTCATCTTCTGATCGATCATCATTTGCTGTTCATACCAAACGAGTAATTCACTATCTGAATCAGAGCCATCTACAGCACGCCTTGTCGGTGTCTGCTGATCGATCTTCGATACCTTGTCAACTAATCGCCTTAGTACATTGATAGGCGGGATTCTATCCTTAGCCATCTTGTACGAGTTAGCCGATAGCTGGTTGCGTAGATCGTCCTGAACATAAGGCAACAATGAGCCTTCATAGATATCAAACAACACGTGGTTGTGGCTCAGTGTGCTTTTCTGACTTTTCACATGATCAGTGATCGCTTCGATATCTTGTCTCAGTGCCATTATGCTACATCCTTATTGTCGTTTGTTTCTTTCTAGCTAAACTCAAGTTAGCGGCTATTAGTCCATAGCCTATAGCGGTAGTCACATGCTGCCAGCTTTTCGAGTCATCTTCTATGTAATTGCCACCCTTCTTAAGTTGGGTCAGCCTCAATCCCTCGTCACATGTTGGCGCTTTGGGATAGATAAACAATCGTCGCCTACCTGCTTCATTGCAGCACCAAGCGTTAACTGTATTATGTCTTTTCCGCACAGCAGGGTTAGACAATGGAACATATAGTTCAAAGTTTACAGGTTTTTCACGATTAGCGAAATAACTACGAATAATATCATAGTCAGACTTCTTATTCCTGGTATCTCTTGAGCGGCCAGTCGCATCACCGTGAATGTAGTACTTAGTCTTATAATCTAGCGTGCCTTTGTTTCCCCACTCTTCACACGTGTCTAGCGTGCGGGCACCGGCAATGATCACCTCGTCAAAGATATGCATACGATCGCCTATCATCTGAAACGCACAGGATGACATCGGCTTTCCTTCACCTATGTTGAAATCCCAAGAGATGTGAATAGGGTGATCTTCATTGACTACATACTCATCTGTTTTGAAGTTATGCTCTTTCTCGTATGCGTAATATACAACATCGCTGGCTATCTCAATCCATTCACCGCAGATCATTCGTCTAGCCATCTTGGGATCTAGATCATTTTTCAATGAATCTATGTACCACGAAGGAAGGAACGGATTATCACTAGTTATCGAAAAATAGACGTGTCGCCTACTTTGCGAGATACTTTTTTCTGACATAGATTTTGCCTGTCACGCATGAGTATATTTTGCCTGTTTTTATATTGCTTATACTAGATCTATCTACCCCAAAGACTTCCGATAGTTCGCCATTAGATTTAGCGCTATCAAAGATCTTAAGCACCTGCCTGTCATTAAGCTTTCTTTTGATGGGCGGGCTCGAATATCTGCCCAATGATCTTGCGTGGTCATAGTTTTCTTTTTGAGTCACCCATTCTAGATTAGTATGATGATTGTTTAGCTTGTCTAGATCTAAATGATTCACAAAATCCCGTCCCACGCCACTTGCTATGAAGGTGAGCGCAACCAATCGATGAATGCTGAATCTTTTTTTATCACCCTCTAATGGGTATAGATCAACAACATAGTATCCAGGGGTGCTAAGATATGGCTTTAAAACTGTGCGGTGTTTGGTAAATGTCTTTCTAGCGCCGCGCTTATAGCATGAGGAAACCCTGCCAAAGTTAGACACCTCATAACCTACATAGTCCGAGCCCACATCACTCCAAATTTCATTTTCTTTCACGTTGCTTTGCTCCAATATCGAAATATTTATATGCAAAGTGTGCAGGGCTTGAGGGATTAGTGCAATAAATTATCCACGATTGCAAAACGTGAGGTAGTCGGCCTACTCTCATGCGTATAAACTTCATAGCCTGTTCGTCGTCGCCTTCATTCTCAGTCAGTTCTTCGATGATAGCTGCTGATATTTCTAGAGATCCTAACTTTTTATATTTCTTATCTGCCCAAGATCTAGATATGACTTCTGACCCATTAGAAAACCACATTTTGCAAGTAGTAGAGGTGTAGCCATAGTCCACGCCTTCACGAAAAATGCTGCCATCAGTTTTAACCGTCCCCTCCATATGCTCAATACACTTTGTAAAAATAGTATCCCTTAGATCAGGCAGAGCGCGCCTACCTAGCAATAGCCTAGCCTTTGGCCACTTCATGCAATGCATCATACCGAGGTGGGCAGCAACAATGCTTTTTGCGCTGCCAACCGAGCCAGACAAAAGGCATTCATGCACGCCTTTTGAGTAGTCGAAATTATTCTCAATATCGTTAACAAGCATCTGCTGAGATCTTATTACGTTTGGATTAAATTCAGAGAATGAAGGTGTTGACCCCATTTTAGTCCTCGTCTAAATTCTTAGGGTCATACGCCAAAGATATAGGCGCGTTTGATGTGTGTGAAACATCTGATTTATCACGCCAACCGAATCGGTTTTTCATATTGAACAGCCATACAGTGCTATTTATCTTGTCACCTTCAGGCGATGCGAACAGTCCCTCGACCCCTGATCTTTCCCAAAATATCCTGCATTTCTCGGTAGCTATCTTTTTGGCGTCAAGAAAGTCTGGGTGTTTATCTGCCCAGTCATAGATGGTTTGTTTGGATACGCTGCAGCTGCCAGCGAATGATTCAAAGGACATTCCCGTTGCCATCCACTCGATTACTTCGTCGCAATACTTTGGATCATATTTGGTGGGTCTACCCATGGCCATATCAACTCCCTTATGTCAAGTCTTATTCTATAATGACCTAACAGCAAAGGAGTTACAAGGACTAAGGCTCTATTGAAAGATAGTCTGGGTAAGCCAATGCTGAATTAAATGCAGGAAAATAATGACTAAAAAGGCCACCGTAAAACTCATTGAAAGGATAGCCGCCCACTGAGCTATCGACACAAGTAGGTACATCGCCTTCATACAAAGGATATAGATCACTGTCTTGAGGGTTTCCATTTCCAATCACCTCGTCAGCACCACATGCGAAAATAAAGACCACCGTGAGGGTCAGATAGATATATCGTTTCACCTGTTTTCCTCTTGACGAATCATCGCGGCTAGTGCCATATCACGCATCTTGACCATACGATTCATTTTACGCATACACCTCCGAAAGAACCCCCAGCCACCGAATGACCGCCTTCTATCTAGCAGCTCCTCACCCAACCAAAATTCAATCACCCACTTGCGTAATCTGAACGTGTCGCAATCCCGGTAAATCTTGAAATATGAACCCATAGCTTAGTCCTCGTCTGTGTCAGTGTTTTTCCGATGAATAGAGTAGACCACCGTTGCAAGGGTAAGAATCGCAGCTGATACATGATCATTCGTTAGGGTGTGGTGGCCCGCGTGAATATCACCGATATCTAGTAAATCAAAAATTTGGTCCCGCTCTAGTGCCATACAGTATTTTACCACTCTAGGGAGGTATTGGGTTAGTCTCTGAGAATATTGAGGATAAATCACCCTGTAGGGAGTGGCACCGCTATGTAACATGATTGTGTTACATGGGTATTTTTAGCGTTACATCGGACATGTGAGAATAAATCATCTTGAATTGAGAATGAGCGAGGCCAGGCGCGAAGCTGGCAACGGACGATATCTCCCGCCGAGTGGGAATTAAACCCATCACGCACATCAAAGTATTTAAACTTGCGTGATTCAT